AACCAAGCTCGACTTTCTCAACAGGTAGCGCCATTATGTTGCCGGTGTCCAAACCGCACCATTGGCACGCTCATAACGCTTAATCTCATCGACAATCGCCTGAGCCACAGACTTGCCATCAGTACCCATACCAGCATTCACATTGATAGTTATACCAGCGCGAGTAGTCAAGAAACTCTGACCCATCGAATCTTTACGAATGTAAGCATCAGCCGAATTCTTGAAACCCAACCCAGCCAACTGATTAGCCATACTGCCCGACAACGGCGTAACAGTCGAACTCAGAGGCACGCTCACACTCGGCGGCTGAATCTTAGCCAACTGCTCAGCCATACCCACCGAAAGCCCAGTAGTGAAAGTCGATGTGAAAGCATCAGCCAAAACCTGAGCCGCTTTCACCAACGCCGAATCCTGCGCCATCAGCCCGGCAATGAAACCATTACTAATGATTTCCTCGCCCACCGCATACATCACATCAGTCGAAGTCTGCGCGATACCCTCAGCCGCCAAATTCAACTCTTTAAACAAACCATTCAGCTCAGTAATCGCAGAATCGCCACCCTCAACAATCGCCTGAGCAGTCTGCCCACCAGCCTCGAGGCCAGCACCCAAAATCTGTGCAAACAAGTTGCGGTCAAGACCGGCTTTCTTCAGAGCCAAAAGATTCTTACCAAAAGCCACAGTCTTATCAATGATGCTCTTGAAATTGTTAGTGATCTCGGCAGATGTTGCACCCAACTCGCTGATACTCACATAGTCGCGAACAGTCGAAACCAAATTCTTAGCAATGTCGATTTTCTTAGCAATGGCATCACGCTGAGCAGCAATCTCATTCAGCACCTTAGCCTCGCGAGCAGCGTACCTGGTAAGCGCATCGAAAGTAGCCGCCGAAATTAGACCCTCTTTGAGAGCATCAGCAACCTTTTCTTGAACAGCGGTAAACGCATCAATCGAGGCTTGCTCAAACTCGCCCACAATACGCATCGCAGTTTCAAGCGGCCTAACACCAGCCAACACCTCACGCATCGAGGCTTTGAACTCTTGCATGCTCGCAGCAAGTTTCTGATACGCAGCCATCGCAGTCGCAGCGGCCTTAGCAGCCTTTTCAGCGGCAATCTGAGCCGGTGTCTTAGTTTTGTTAGTTGTCTTAGACGGATCATCAGGCGGCACAATCGGCGGCGGATCATAAGTGTTTAGTTTGCCAACACTCTTATCAAGAGCCTCAACATTGTCGCCAATGCTGCCAATCATCATGTCGAGAGCAGCGAAAGTACCCAAACCAGCCGCAACAGCCGCCGCAGCCGCCGCAATCGCAGCCCAACCCTTAGCAGACTCAGCACCCTTTAGCGCAAGCGTGGCAAGCGCCGAAGCCTTTTGAGCGCCGTAGATGGCCTTAGTGACCAGAAAGATGTTTTTCCAAACTTTATACATCACCAGCAAACCGGCAACAGTTTTCACCAGCCAGGTGTTATCAAGCAAGAAACTAACCATGTTGCCAACCGCGCCAACAATCACACCGAAAGTAGCGGCAATGGCTTGAAGTTTCTCTTGACCTGGTGGCGATGCCAACCACTTAGCAAAATCTTGCAAATAGGGCAAAAGATAAGTACCGATGGCCTCTTGCAAATTGCCAAAGATAAGATTCAGCCGCTGATACGGATCAAGATTCGCGGCCTCAGCTGCAGACCCAGCAAACTTTTCTTGCAAGAAACCAAACTTGTCTGTGGCATTAGCAATACCAGGTATGAGCTTGTTTAGGGCCGTACCCTGCCCAGCGTAAGCCTTAGCCAACGCAGCCGAAACAGTGCCAACATCTTTACCTGTGCCGGCAGCAACATCGAGCGCCAACTCCATCAAACCTGTAGCCGCAGTCACATCGCCGGTAGCGCGAACCAAACCAGCGAAAGCCGGGCGAATAACATCATCAGGTACAGATGCCATCAACTCCATCTTGGCAATCGATTTCTCAACAGCCGAGATCTGCTCATTAGTAGCGTTTACAGTGTTACGCAACGCAAGAGCCAAAAGCCCCTGTGACTTGGCATCTTCAGCCGCCGCTTTACCAGCCCTGTTGAGCTGATTGACCAGCGCACCCACACCCACAGTTAGCCCAACCGCGCCAAGTGTTTTCTTCATAGTCTGGCCGAGCGACCCCATGCTCTTTTGAGCATTCTTAAAACCACGATCATCAAAGATCGCTTTTAGTGGAATAAATAACGCACTAGCCATTAGATGCCTCTCATGTTGAATCGGCGCATCGCATCATCAAGCACCCTCTGAGTCTTTTGGCTCAACTCTGGCAAACTATCTTCAGCCGCCGGGTAAATGAAACGCGAGGCGCGGCCACCAATCTCTCTGTTTAGGCTGGCAATAAAAGCCTCACCCTTATTGCGGTTGGCGTTACGGCGGCGCGTAGTTGGCGGCGAGTTATCGTTTCTGCGACCCTCACCAATATGCTTACCTGAGCGGCCAGCCATGTCCATGATGATTACAGCCGGCGACCAAATCTTGATACGCAAAAGAGTAGTTGTAAGCGAACGGCCACCCATCGCAGTACGAAACTGCACTGTTGTCTTATCGACAGCCGTAGCAGTACCCCAACCCAAACGGCCACGATCCTTACGGAAACCCGACAACGGCTCAATACCGCGAATAGTCGATTTGATTTTGCTCTCCAGCGGCCTACCAATGTCTTTCACATCACGCATAAACTCGGCACGAAAGTTAGGCCCAGCATCGCGCATCCGCTTTTGCAGCTCTCGAACATCCAACACGCTTATGTCGTTAGCCCCAATATTCACGCCACCCCTATTACTTAGGCTGCCGGTGAACTTGGCAATGGTAAGTGAAATTGGCTCAGACATAACAACAATTCTACCGCCGGCGTTACCAAAGCGTTATGAAACACCTGCGCCCAAATGTTGCGCACAGCCAGGCACATAGGTCATAATCGACATGTCGGCAACCGCTGGCAGAAAGATAGGGAATCATGGGAATCTACAAATACATCGAAACCACGCTAGGCAGACCGCACATCTACAACTATGGCGAAAGCAAGGGTTTCTTTCTATACAACCCGGTCAAACCATTCACAGACGATCATGGCCTGGTAGTCGCGCAAACCATCTACCTAAATGAAGATGGCGAACTACACACAGACAACTACTACTCCCGCGCATGGGCCTACTGGAACTTCATCGATGGCACGCACTTTGAACTCACAGAGGCTGATGAGCTGATGCGCCTCGAGGCCAGCATGATGCCCAATGGCCTGGTAAGAGTATTGATGTGGCTCGATCATGGGCTGATACCAATGAAGTCTGAATTTTGGCAGCGCCTAGTTGTATCGCTCGCCTACAACGCCATCACCGATTCAGAGTTTCTAACAGACCTAGCCGCAAACACCTGGTACGGCGTAGAGGCAGTGCAAGAGATGTTAGACAAAGCCGCCGGCGAAGTATTGAAACACCCCAACTTCAGCCTCGCCGGATTCGAGCAACTAACCCCCTAAGTTGCCGAAAATGAGAAAGCCCTAGATCAAGTGTCTAGGGCTTTCTTCATGCCTGGCTATTACGCGCTAACAAAACACGCTGCATAGTGAAAAGCATTCGCGGCGACTCATTCATAAGCACACTCGGTGCAATGCCTAACTCAACCGCTAGTTGAGCAATAGTCCAATGTGCAGACTCATCGCCCAACGGGATTATTTTGGGCTGGCCTCACTCGCAGTAACTAACTCAACTGTTTCAATGAAATCATCAAAACTCTTATCGGTTAGTTTCTGGCGACTGAGCGCGGCCCATGCGAGAAACACAATGTAAGTCAATTTCTGCTCTCTCTCAAGAGCCGAGATTGAAATAGAAAACTTTTCCTCGAACTTCAGCATGTCGGGCATTTGAACCGAAACCGGATCTTGTACCCGACCATCTAAAAACTCAACGCGTAGATTTAGTTTCATGGTGTCTTTCTTTGTTTAGTTATTGGCAAAAACCTTATTAGGCAGTTGCGCGAGTTACAGTACCCGAAGTTGGGAAAGTAACTGAAAGTGTCGCTGCATCGCCAACAGTAGATGCAAACGGCTGGTACTGAGAGATTAGAACAGGCACTGTGTAGCTCGGGTTAGTCGATGAAACTGTTGAGCTAGTTGGCTTGATCACAACAGTACCGATGGTGTTGATTAGCGGCCATAGGGTCGCATCAACTGAGCTGGCAGCGAAGTCCTGGAAGAAGTTGAGCTGCAGTGAACCTGAGCGCAAGCCGCCAACCATAGTTTTCCAACCGCCACCAAAGGTAGTAGTTTCTACTTCATCACTCTGAATGGTGAGGTTTACAGACTGAAGCACATCGCTCAGGCTTGTGCCATTCAGGGTAATTGAGTAATCAGTAGCAACGAATTTTGCCATTAGATTTCCTTTACTTAATCAGCCTGAACAGTGAGATCAAACTCAGCCGCCAGGTATGTGTTATCGCCGATAGCCAGGCTGCCATAATTGCGCATTCCGGTAACGACACAATCAAACGCTTTCCCACCCAGTGTGCGATTACTTTCGACTGCAACTCTAATACTACTAGAGCCAGTGCTAGAGCAGAAAGCATCTAAAGCATTCTGAGCTGCGCGGCCATCAGCGCGGCCCACAACCAAAGTCACAACGAAATTGTAAGTAGTCATGCCGTTGGCAAACGACTGGTGATAACTCATCGATGATGGTGCGACAATCGCAAACGGCGGATTCACATTCTCGGGAATGGTAGAGCCGGTGCGCAGACCTGAAATAGTTGCCAGGTTAGTTGCGATGCCAGCGCGTAGATCGCTAATGCTTGCCATTATGCGAGAAACCTTGCTAGGCGGTACGGCTCAACCAGTTGCTGCACATCGGGATCTAGTCGCGTGCCAACGCGAATGTAACCCAAGTCTGGTGCGCTCAAAACACCCAGCGGCGAATCGAGGCGCTTGAAGATTCGGCTGCCCTGAATAATCGTTGCCTGTTTTATAGCCACCGGCGCTGCACTCCAACCCCAAGTGCCTGTTACCTTTACGCTGGCCTCACCAATGTTTGTGCCAAACACAAAATCGCCAACAGCCCTGATGCGAGTAGCCGGCCAACCAGTCAAACCATCAGCCCTGCCGTTTAGCGGCTCGAGCTG